TCCAAAATACTACTTGATCAGGGAATGCTACCTGAACACCCATTTTGAATTCTACTACGAATCTCATTTCATCTGCTTCCTTAGCATAGAACAATTCGAAACGATCCTGCTCATTCAAAAGGTCAGTACCTAGGTACATATTTGACATTGAAAGTCCGAAAAGGTAATCAGTTCCATTCAAACCATTTACACCAATCAACTTCACATTAGTACCTGGGATGATCAATTCCATGTTCGCTGCATCTACAGGGTAGTGGAATAGGTTAGCATTTCTCAAAGCAAGTACATACTCTCTGAAAGTATCATTACCGCAGAAGATTACTACATCATCCTTATCCAAAAGTTCAGCAGGAAGGGCAGCAAATACCGCATCAACAGCAGCAATCACAGTAGAAGTAGTTAAGGTAGTAACATTGGCAGAGTTTCCATTGATAGGATCACCTGCACCACCAAAACCTAGAGCATTGATGATAGTACCAAAGCCCATGAACTTGTTAAGTTGAGCGTTTCCACTTGCAGTATCTCCCTGCCAAATAGCAGTTTCAAGGGCTGCACCAATTCTAGCTACTTTCTGAGCAGAGTACTCAGCAGCGTATGCCATGTAATCATAGGTAGATCCTTCTCTCAAAGCCTTCTGAGTGTACTTGGCTTCAAATGCCTTAGGGCAAATTGATTCCTGAATCTTAATTTTACCTACTGTGATGGTTCTCTGAGTGATAGTAGTAGTTCCGCTTGAGTTGAAACCACAAGTGCCACCTGCTTGGAATACTGCATCAGTAGTCATGATGTTAATTGTCTCAGCGGATTTCACACCCACCTGAACATTCCCTAGTGCTTCGATCAAAGAAGCAGTTTTTGCTGAGAAGATAGCAGCAGAAGTCAACTGCAATTCGTTCTCCTTTACATAGTTAGTTAAACCTGATAGATCTAGTGCCATTTTTTTATTTGTTTTTTAATTTTTGAAATGCGTTTTGAAGGCTGTTATACCTGTCTACTTTTTCTACTTTCAATTGCTTTGCAAATTGATTAGGGGCTGTGATAGCTTTATCACTTGGCTCTTTTGCCAAAGACTCAAGGACTACTGCGGACATTTTTACCGCTTCCTCTACACTACCTGCTTTTTCTTCCATTGCCTTAACTTTTGCAGTCAATTCTTCTACCTTTTTTTCAAGGTCACCCATAGCCTGTTCTACTTTAGCCATTGCTTCATCCTTCTTAGGTTCTTCAGCAGGTACTTCTTCAGCAGCCTCAATCTCAATTTCAACTTTGGATTCTTCTTCTGCCTTCTTTACTTCTGCAATTTTACCTTCTTCAAGGACTACTACGATTTCACCTGATTCTAGTTGATGCTCTCCAATAGGTGCAGGGATCTGTGCCCCATCTTCACCAATCACAAAGATCGAACCTGCCTCAAGATCATAGGCAACCATAGTGCCATCTACTAGCTTACCTTCAACCAATGCGAAGGCTGCCTGCTTTTCTGCCTCTGAGAAAAGTAGTTTTTTGATTTCTACTAGTGCTTCTTTTGCGTTCATAATTGTAAATATTTAGTTAGTAATTCTTGTTCAATTTGGGATAGAATTTTGAAGATCTGCTGCATGATCTGTTCCTCCTGGGTGATCATCTTATTTGTCTTCTCATATCTAAATAAACCTTCCACAGAGAACCCTTTGAAAGTCCCTGCCTTCACTTCGTTCCATATCTTCTCGTTATCTACTTTGAAAGATCCGAACCATGATCCATTTGAGATGTCTTCAAATCCCTTGGGAGGCATGATTCCCTTCTCCCGATCAATGATAAAAGATTCAAACATATATACCCCATCTACAGGTGTAGAATGCTCCACATTTACCTTCGATTGGTAGCCCTTCTTGAAGAATCTCTGTACTATTTTTTTGATCTCAGCAGCAGAAAAGGAAACATAGTATTCTTCATCTTCATCCCTTCTGTAGATCGGTAGATCCGCAATCATCAAAGCACCTGTGACTATTCTCTGATCTTGATTCTCAATGCTAAATTTGTTGAATCCTACAGATCTGAAGTCTTCTTGATTCATCTTGCTTTCTGCCCATCGAAGCATTGGTTCACCACCCCATAAAAGATATGAGATAGTCCCACAGGCTTCTGTATCTTCAGGGTTATAATATTCGGCAGCCCTGCTAAGGTAGGAGTAAGTTCTTTTTATGGTCTCCCTAGAAAGGTTCTCACCATTCATGATTTGAGTAGCACGAACTTTCCCTACCTGAGTAGCGCATCTATTCCCGATTTCTTCATTCAAACGGATTCCCCGTTCTGCGTTATCCTTTGCTGATTGAGGGTAGTCATTATATGAATCTTCTTGGAATCTACCTTCCCATAGATTTGAGCAGATAGCTACTGCCTGCTCTGATTCTTTCCCCTCATTGATCACATACTCAATACATCTAGGAAGGAAGTCTTCTTTGCTTTCACCTTGGGTAGGTTCTACAAATTGCTGCGAAAAGGCTAGGAAGTTTTTCTGAATTGCAGGGTATTCTACTAGGGCTATGAAGTCTACTTCTTCTTCACCTTCAATAGTATCCCCTATCATCATTTCATATAGTGGTAGTTTCTTATCCATATCTGTAAGTATTAAAATCCTGCCCTTCGTTCAATATCTGCCACACGCTTCTGAGATCCTGTCACTTCGCTCTCGACCACATAAGCCCTCAAAGGTTGTGCAGGAGTCATAGCAGCCCCTAGTGCTGTGATCGGGCTTTCTCCAATTGTAGGAACTTGCTGAACACTAGCAGGAGCAGCAGCAGAAATAGAAGGAGCAGATGCACCACCACCTCCTGGGACTTTTGTTTTTGCAATCTCCCTAACATTCTTGATACCACCTGCTACTGCAATAGCAGCAGCGATAGCAGCACGGATAGGGGATGAAGGATCTCCTGGGATTAGCTGAGATGTATAGGCTTTCTGTGCCCCTAGGTAGGTATCAATTGTAGTAGCAGCTATAGCCGTAGCCTTTCCTGCTGCCGTGTTCTTTCCTACTAGACTAGATACTGTATTCAATAGACCTGCTGCCATTGCTGCATTCTGCATCTTAGCTTCATTCTCCTTTCGATCAATCTCGATCCGTGCATCTGAATATCCTTTCAAGGCATCATTGTACTGCTGCTCATTGATCAATCCATTTTGAAACTGCTCAAGGGATAGGGCTTCTTTTTTGTCAACTAGATCCTTTTGAATTTGGAAGCTAGCATCAGCCTCTTTCATCTGCATATCCAATTCAAGAAGTGCTTTCTCTGCATTCTGCTGATCTATGGTCAATTGAAGGGCTGCTAGTTGCTGCTGCTCCTGTTGTGCTAGTTCTAGCTGAAGTGCAATCCTTTGTTCTCCTGTTAGCTTTTCATCTTTTAGGACATCCTGCCTCTTGCTTTCAAAGTCAAGTAGGATCTGCTGCCTAGCTTTCTCATTTTCATCCTTGATCCCTGCAAGTCGGATCTCAGTCCTGATATCATTTAGCCTCTTTTGGAATTCCTGCTCCCTAGCATCTTCTTCATCTTGGTACTGCTTCTTGATCTGTGCAAGTCTGTTCTGCCGTGCCATCTCTAGGCTACCATCATCTTCTACACCTGCCTCTTTTAGCTTCTTTCTTTTCTCTTCAAATTCCTTTTCTACTGCTGCTTCTTCCTGCTGTCTTTGATCTAGCAATTCTAGTTTTGATTCCTCTAGGATTCCCTGTGCTTCAAGTTCTAGTGCCCTTCTTTTGTCTGCTTCTGCCTTTGCCTTCTCACCTGCTGCCTTGCTCTTTTCCGCTGCTGCTTTCTCCTGCTCTGATTGGAACTTCATGAAGTTGTAGGCTTCAGCAGTTCTTTCTGCATTCAGTTCCTTCTGCCTTTTCTGTTCTTCATCTGTTAGCTTTCCCTTCACTTTGGCACTTTCTTCTAAAAGTGCCATTTCATTGTCAATCTGTTTAGCCCTTAGTTGGTAGATCTCTGCCTCCTTACCACCTTGTGCAGATAGGACTTTGATCCTATTGTTGATGTCATCATTCAACTTTTCATTTGACTTGCTTAGGGCTTCAAGATTTCGCTCTGCCTCATTTGTCAAGCCTATGAAGTCCGTGAATCCCGTGATCAGTCCACCAATGAATTTGCCTATCTCCTCAAAAACAGGGAATAGCTTCATCATGACTTCCTTCACCTTGTCAAAGTTCGCTATCAATAGACCTAGGGCAGCTACCAAAGCACCTATGCCTGTGGCTATGATTGCCTTGGAGAATCCTTTCGTTCCTTTGGTTAGTCCATCAGTAGCAGTAGTAGCACCTTTGGCTGAAGTAGTCAATCCTTTGAAGGATAGCTTTAACTGTTCGGTGACCTTACCTACATCCTTTAGCTGAGATAGTCCCTGAGATAAAGCCATAGCCCCCTGTACTTTTAGGAGTGCCTTTTCTACTTCTTCTGATTCCCCACCGAATAAAGCCATTGCACCCTGCACCGCTGCTATACCTCCTGCTGCTGTGGAGGCTGCCGTAGTTAGTGCCTGAAATCTTTTTCCTGGATCGAATAGCTGAGAAGCCTCATTTGCATCTTCTATAGAATCACGGATAGTAGCTACCTTCTTAGCAGCATTGACAGCCTCATTGGAAAATTCCCCGTACTTCTGCCGTGCAAGTTGTAGTTCCTGTGTCGCTTCCCTTAATTGTTTCTTCAGGGGTTTGACATCCGCATCTAAAATGATCTTATTTTCTTCAGCCATTGGTGTGGGTTTTTAAAGGTTAGGGGAATCGTTTTGATTCCCCATTTTTTATTCTGCTTCTTCCTTCGGGTTCTGCTCCTGAACCTGTTGGGCTAGGAATTGGATGAAGGACATCCCGTACTTGGTAGGCAGTTCTTGCGCCCATGCTTCTAGCATTTTGATTTGTTCCTCGTTAAGCGTTACTTTCATTTCATTTGGTTTTTAAGTGAACTGATTTCTATTTCTAGTTTTTCTATTTTTGCCATTGCTTCCTGTAGTACTTTGATAGTAGCATGATGAAGGTCAGCCGTGTATATAGACTTTAAAGGTTCTTCTTCGCTTACTATCTCATTCCCTTCCTCGTCTAGTTCAGGCTTAGTATCCCATCCATCTACATCTACAAATTCAGGTGCTACTGATTCAACTTGCTGAGCAATTACACCGATATTAAAATCATCATGAGTTTGATCTTTGTATTTGAATTTAACTATCTCAATAGCCTTAAATTTATCCCAATAAGATTCAAGAGGTTCAATGTCCTTTTTGGTTCTTTCATCTGATAGGTTGGTATCATTTGCTTGATAGTTAGACAACCCACCATTTGAACGCATATATGCTCTGTTAGCTGTTGCGTCTTCACAATTCCAAAATCTTGCACTTGAGTTATTTGGAGTTGAAGCAGTAAATCTCCAATCTTGAATATAAGTCGAAGCGGGGGAAGCACTTTTATTTATAACAATTAAAGCATAACCATTTGCTGTATTGTCTAAAAATTCATGATAACTACCCGTAGAATCATTATAGACACCATTATTACTAGCCTTCAAGTACCCCCCCGAAGTGATGCGCATTCGTTCGGTGTTGTTGGTTCTAAATTCTAAAGGGAAGTTATTAAATATTGATACTAATCCTGATGCTGATTCTGCACCTAAATAGATATCAGCCCCTGA